TAGTAGTAATGCAACCATCATATTCTCCGCCTTGTTGCCATTCCATATCCCAATACCACTTACGCATATTATATTCGGGCATGTCGTGAACTTCATCAACTGCATATCTAAAGTGTAGTGGCACATCAGCCTCATAAGTTTGCTTAAAGCATCCTTTGGCTTTTGAATCACTTGCTCTTTGATAATAGACTTTAACAAGTTTTTCTTTGTCTAAATTGTAGAAGTCTCCTTCTTCATATTGAAAATTACCATTGATGTATTTACTTATAGGATAGGTAGTTGGTTTAGTTTCAGTTTCCCTTACAAAGAAGTATGGTCTAAATTTAATAAATTCTTCAACCTTAGTGCCGTCTTTATTTCTATATGATTGATATATTCTTTTGTTATTCTCGCAGACACTAATTATCATTTTTAGTCCCCGTCAGTTCTTGGCGCACGAATTAGAAGCCTGTCTTCTGCTACTATTAATATAGGAAAGTCATCTTTTGAATAGATATTCAATTCCTGTCCTTTGTCAAAGAAACTGTAAAGTGGCCCTGTAAATACAATTGTTGATTCTCCTTTATTAATCGAATCAAGGGATTCTGTATAGTTCTTTAATGTAGTTGAAGAGGAAATAGAAACTCCGCTATTTACATCTAGTTTGAATAGTCCCGAACCAATTAATTCACAAGACTTTAGACATTCTGTAAACTTAGAATTATTAATACTAAATGCGCTCTCAAAACTCTTCTTCATAAACTGTGGATAAGGCGTTTCTTCATTAAGAACTTCTATAAATTGATAGTTTAGGATATTATTCTTCATTCCAAAAATAGTGTCTAGGCCACTACTAGTAGTTAGTTGAGAAGTTGGTAGATTTACTATTTTACTTCCACATCTTAATTGTAGTTGCGAATTAACAAGAGTAATGTTCATTGTGTCTTCTTTAAAATTCTTAACAAAATCTAAAGCATCTTTAATTACAAAGACAATAGGCTCATGGTTTGCACCGTTAAGTTCTATATCTTGTATTTCATATCTAACAATAAGGGTTGCATCACCGTTCATTAGAACTAACTTGTTATCTTCAACATTCTCTACAAATAAAACTGCATTTTCTCCGGCATTACCGGAAGAATAGCCTTTTGTAGTAATATATTTACCTTTTACCATTATTTTCTCTAGTGCATTCTTAAAATCATTAGTATTCAAATTAATAATCATATTTTTCCCTCTCTTAGTTCTTTCAATCCGTTCCACTTTACATTACCATTAGCAATCTCAAGAGTTTCCCAAATTTTGCCTACTAAAGCAGTATTTGATTTACTGCTAAGTAGTTCCGATTTGTAAACAACATCGTTCTTTCTTTTGGTTCTTCTTGTAAAGACAATTTGATGTAGCATATCCCCTAAATTGTGCCAATTGGGTTTAACACCTACTACTTCACCTGTTGCTCCATAGTCAGCCTTTGCATGAGTAATGTAAATTTGGTCGCAATCTAAATTAAGACACATTTTCAATAAAGAATAGAAAGGTGCATTTCTTTTACCCCACTCAAACTTCATCTTTTGAGGTTTACCTATCTTTGAACTACCAGTTACATGAAGTGTGCAACATTCTAGCCACTTATCTACTCCATCAAAAACAAACAAAGCATCTTCTCCTGCTTCTATTTTTTGCTTAACAAACAAAACAAAATCTTCCGAGTTCGTTTCGGACTTTTGAATATCTAGTTCGCCATTATCATTTCTAACTTCAGGATTCCAAAGTGTGATTCTATCGGTCATGTCGTGGTTTTGTCTCCATGTTGGCTCACAACCATTATCCCAATCTAAAACATATATTGCTTTATTAGGAAAGTCTAATGCTAATCCACTTTTAACGGTTTTAGGTTCTCCCCAAATACCACATACAAGTTTATTATTTCTTGATAACCTCTTATTTGTTTGTTCCTTTAGTTTATCCGCAAATGCGTTTACTCTAGCATTGTTTCCTGCAACTAATGCCTTTCCTCTCATTTGCTTCGCTTTCTCATTTGTGTTCTGCATATTCATCATATTCTTCACCATTTTATTATATCTTCATTTTTTAATTTTGCTTCTTTTCCGTTAAGATGCGACCAGTCAGTTAATAGGTCTCTTAGCGAATTTATATCTTTACATACATATCTTACTTCTTTAGTTCCAATATGTAGTTTGGCCCAATAAGTGCCTTCTTCTCTTTCATTTTCTTTCCAAGTGATAAAATCAACTTTATCTAAGTCAATCATATAACTATTAGCCTTTACAATATATCTGTTTTCTTTTAAATCATTCATTATCTCTTCCTCCCATAAACTTAGTATAAGTATCTAATAATTTAGACAGTTCTTTGTCTGTAATATATTGGATAATTGTTCCTGCTCCCGAATACACTTTGACTTCTAACATATGTGATTCATGGGTGTTCCATGAAATGTGTTGAATTTTATCAAAGTGGATAAAGGCTCTATTTGTTCTTACTGTATTTTTAATTATCTTCATTTTTAATTCCTCTAAAATAGAGGGCTTTGCACCCTATCGAATATCAATTCTTTGTCCATAGGCTCATATTTACGCCTACCGAAATAACGCTAACTTAGAAGCGCAGGACTAATCAAAGCCATTCATCATCAAGATGTTCGCTTGAAACTTCGCTAACTTCGGGAACTGCTCCTTCATAATGAAGACAATGCAATCCCTCAACATTAATTGTAATTGGGTCTGCTTCCCCATCAACAATTCTTTGTGAAGTTCTACCGACTACTAGTATTTCAGACCCTATTCCAAAGTCAATTTCAATTGCTTCGGGAATCCAACAAGTTGTAGATAGGCTTCCTGTATCGTAGTCCATTTCCGATTCTAAATCTGTAATATTCAAAATACGATTTCCGTTCTTTGTCGGCATCATATTAAGACTAACTACATGCCCTGTAGTAATTACATATCTTTCTTTTACGGGTAAATTTTGATTTAAAATGTGAATCTTTTCAAGGTCAATTAGATTACATCTGTTGTCTTCATAGTTTGACTCAACACTATCAATCATATTTAGCATTCCAACATTCAAGAATTTATCGTCTTCGGGGTTAATGTCCGAACACAATCTAAGACTTTTCAGTGTTTTATCTGTTGCTCCGTAAATATCTGTTCCATTATCATTAGCGACACAAAGGAACTGAACCCATTCAAATGTAGAAGGAATAAAATCAACTCCTCCTTGTCCTTTGTAGGAAAAGAAGTATGGTTTAATATCTTCAAGTCTTCCTGTAAGTGTCCCAAAGAACAACCCTAGTCTCCTCATCATTTCTTTAGGAAGAGGCTTTCCGTAGTTAGTATTCTTCCCACCATTCATATACACTTCTTGAGATTCTAACGGAATAATAATGCTTCCGTCTTCCAACTCTTCAGCACCTTCGGGTAGTTTAGATAGAAGGGCTTCTCTATAGTCTCCACTATGGTATCTTGATACCAAGTATTTGTCGTCTTGTTCTATTGCTACTGCAATAAAGCCCTTTTCTAAAGCATTATCCGAATCACGCATGTATTCTTCTTTCGCTTTCATTCTGTTCCAAGCCATCATATCTCTAGGTTCAGCCAAAGATAAGAAAAACCCTGTAGCGGTTTTGTAGAAATCATTGTTTCCACTTGAAGAAGTATTGCTATTATCCATTCTTCTCTTATTTGCTACATAGTTTCTCCACAATCCCTTAGCAATAGGGTTTGCAGGTAGTATTCCATTCTCGGAGCATATTTCCAAGAATTTTTCTACGGCCTCGTCCTCTTCCATGCCGATAAACGGCAAACTTTTCATTATTTCATTTTTCATTTCTTCACTTATGTTTTTCATGTGTTTTCCTCCTGTTTTTTCCCCTAAATTAATTGACCCACCAACCATGAGGCAAGTATTTTTGGAGTCATTGTTGAAGAACGCCATTCGGCTTCTCCTATTGCTCTAAGAAATTTATATTTCTTATCGTTATCTAATCCTGTGGAAGCAATAACAACATCATGTAATCCGTTGCATATTTCTTTCATAGTTCTTCCACCGTAAATTGAATCGTGTATATCCTGTATTGCATTTGAGTTTTTATTTGTTATTTTACTAAGTATATTATGATATTCTTCTAAGCCCGTTTCAACTTGCTTTCTCAAAGTGGTTTTACTAGATTTGGCGGCCTGTAATTCAGTAATCGCCCTGCGTAAATCACCATTCATGGAGTATATAAACTCGGTTAAATCCTCTTGTGAGAATTTAGTTATTCCTTCTTTCTTGAGAATTTCATTCACAGTCTCAAGCATAGCATCATTTGATAACGGCTTGAAGTTGTAGTTTGCACATCTACTTTGTAGTGCAAATATTATTTTGTTCCTATCATTACAGGTTATTATGAATCTAACATTATTCGCATATCTCTCCATGATTCTCTTTAGTGCATTTTGAGCATCACTAGTCATACCGTCCATTTCATCTAAATGTATAATTCTAAAAGGAACATCACCCATAGAAACACTTTGAGCAAAGTCCTTAATCGTGGTTCTAACATTTTCTAGTCTCCTATCATCACTAGCATTTACTTCAATGTAATTACCTTTGAAATTATCTCCTAGAATGCCCTTTGCTAATACGATACTCGCCGCAGTTTTACCTGTTCCACAATTACCATAAAGAATAAGATTAGGCATATTGTTTTCATCTACCCAAGAATAGGCATCTAAAACAAACGCATTTTGTCCTTTTAAATCTGTTAGTTTTTCCGGTCTGTATTTTTCTGTCCATAACATTATATCCTCTCCAATTTAGATTCTATTACTTCTATTCTATTTTCTACACTACTAATTGCTCTAGGTAATTCAATATCTATATGATGGGGCTTGTAAATATCAAGCCAATTTAAGTTATCATAAATCATTTCTATATCTTGTAGTGCCTCTAACAATTCCTTGTAGTCTTTTAAATTGTT